AAGAGCAAGGCCGCTGATATCTTCGTCGAGTTGCGCGGAGCGTTGACGAAACGGTCTGACGGCTTCCTGTTTCAGACCACGACGCAGTCGAAGGCGCCGCCGACCGGAGTGTTCGCCGCCGAACTTGCGATGGCGCGCTCGGTGCGTGACGGTAAGATGCGCATGCCGCTATTGCCGGTGCTCTATGAACTGCCGGAACGCTTGAACCGCGATGACGGTTGGAAGAATCAGGACTATTGGCCCCTGGTCAATCCGAACCTCGGCCGCTCCACCAACGCGGATTTCCTGGCGCGCGAGGTGATGCGGGCCGAGGCCGATGGCCCGGCGGCGGTGGCGCTGATCGCGAGCCAACATTTCAACGTGCAAATTGGAATGTCGCTGCGGGCTGATGGCTGGGCCGGTGCCAATTACTGGAGCCGCGGCGTTGACAAGGGGTTGACGTTAGACGCCGTGCTCGAGCGGTCGGAGGCGGTGGTAGTCGGGATCGACGGCGGCGGGCTTGACGATTTGATGGGAATTGCGGTGCTGGGGCGCGAGAAAGACTCGAAGACGCATCTGTGCTGGTGCCACGCGCTGATCTCGCCGGAGGGGCTGGAGCGGCGCAAGGCTAATGCGCAGGTGTACAATCAATTCGAGACCGCCGGTGATCTGACGGTCGTCGCGGAATTGCCGGACGACATCAGCTTCGTGATCGATGTCGTCGAGAAGGTCAAGGCAAGCAAGAAACTGGCCGGGGTCGGTGTCGATGCGATCGGGATCGGTGGCATTGTTGATGCGTTGGCCAAGATCGGCGTGACGCAAGAGAACAACCTGTTGGCCGGCGTGCGGCAGGGGATTGCGTTGATGGGTGCGATCAAGACGGTGGAGCGGAAATTGGTTGACGGCTCGTTCAAGCACGGCGGCCAAGCCTTGATGAGCTGGTGCGCCGGCAATGCGCGGATCGTGCCGACGCCGACCGGGATGCGGATTGCAAGGGACGATTCCGGGTTCGGCAAGATCGACCCGCTAATGGCGCTGTTCAACGCCACCGCGTTGCTGGCGCTCAATCCGGCGCCGGCGAAGAAGGCCGAATACAGTTTGTTTTTCGCCTAGAGGATTAACCGACATGTTGAACCGGGCTTACAGCCTTCTTGAAATCAAGAAGGTCAACGAAGACGCGCGCGAGATCACCGGCTGGGCGACCACGCCGGAGGCCGATCACCTCAATGATGTGGTCGAGGCCGAGGGCGCGGTGTTCAAGCTGCCGCTGCCGCTGTTGTGGCAGCACAATGCCGGCGATCCGATCGGGCAGGTCACGCAGGCCAGAGTTTCAAAGGCCGGCATCGAGATCGTAGCGAAGATTGCCAAGGGCATCGCCGAGGTCGATCGCGCCTGGGCGCTGATCAAGTCCGGGCTGGTCTCGGGATTGTCGATCGGGTTCAAGCCGCTCGAACACGAGCACATCAAAGAGACTAAGGGAATTCGTTTCAAGAAATGGAAATGGCTTGAGCTTTCCTGTGTCACCATCGCGGCGAATGAGCAGGCTTCCATTACCACCATACGATCGATCGACACTGTGTTGCGGGCCGCGTCCGGCCAACACGCTCACCGTGTCGTCATGCTGAACCCTCCCGGCGCCTCGGGGCAAACATCATCCGATGTCCAGGAGGACAAAATGAAAACCATTGCAGAACAGGTTACGACGCTCGAAACCAAGCGCGCGGCGACTGCGTCACGGATGGAATCCGTGATGCAAAAGAGCCTCGACGACGACCGCACCACGGAAGCCGCCGAGGGCGAGGAGGTTGACACCCTATCAGCCGAGCTGGACGCGATCGACCAGGACCTGGTGCGGCTGCGCAAGGTCGAGAAGGCGCAAGCCTACACCGCGCGGCCGGTCTCGACGACTGTCACGCACCGAGAAGGCAGCGAGCAGCGCATGCCATCGATGTCGGTCAAGGCGCAGCCAAAGCTTGATCCCGGCATTTTGTTCACCCGGTGGAGCAAGGCCAAGATGGTGGCGCAGCTCGATCAGGAAAACCGGATCGATGTTGCCTCTAAGATGTACGGCGGCGATAGCGAAGTGGTCGCGGTCATGAAGGCGAACGAGGTGGTGGCCGGCTCTAACCTTTCCGGCAATTGGGCGGTGAATCTCACCGGGTTGCAGGGCTCGGCGATTGCCGATTTTGTCTCTTATTTGCGCAAGGGGCTGATCGTCGGCAAGTTCGGCACCAATGGCATTCCGTCATTGCGCACGGTGCCGTTTAGGATGCCGCTAGTGTCGCAGACCGGCGGCGGCGCGGCGTATTGGACTGGAGAAGGCAAGCCCAAGGGCCTGACCTCATTCAACTTCACCCGGACCACGCTGGAGCCGATGAAGTGCGCCAACATTGCGGTGCTGACGGAAGAGAACATTCGCTCCTCTAACCCGGCATCGGACGCGATCGTGCGCGATAGCTTGCGGGATGCCATCGTCGAGGCGGTCGATCTCGCCTTCGTCGATCCGGCCAATGCCGGCACCGCGCTGATCAAGCCGGCGTCGATCACCAATGGCGCCGGAACGGTTGTCTCGAGCGGCGACGATGCCGACGCGATCCGGCTCGATCTGCGCTCGCTGTTCGCCAAGTTCCACGCCGCGAACAACCCGCCGTCCTCCGGCGTGCTGATCATGCCGACCGATGTCGCGATTGCCTGCGCGATGATGACCAATGCGCTGGGACAGGCGGAATTCCCAAGCATGGGGATGAGCGGCGTCAATGCCACCGGCACGCTGGTCGGTTTCCCGGTGATCGTCTCGGATCATCTCAACGATGTGGTAATTCTGGTCAACGCTAGCGACATCTACGAGGGCGGCGATGGAACGGTTGACGTCTCGATGAGCCGGGAGGCGTCGCTGGAAATGAAGTCGAGTGGCTTCACGCAGGATGCGACGGTGGGTACCGGTGCCTCGCTGGTGAGCCTGTGGCAGAACAACTTGGTCGGCCTGCGCGCCGAGCTGGAAATCAACTGGATGCGTCGCCGCACTAGCGCGGTGGCCTATCTGACCTCGGTCGATTGGGGCGGCGAGCCGCATACCGCCTGACGCAGCAAAAACGGGGCTGGGGATCATCTCCAGCCCTTGTTTCATGTGAAACCGGACCAGCCCATGAAAACCTTGATGAAGCGATTGATTGCACAAAAATCCCACTCTTACGGGACCCGGCAACTGGTGGCCGGCGATGAATACGAAGCATCACGAATTCACAGCCGGGTGCTGGTCGCCGCCAAGATTGCCCGTTATGCGCCGGAACAGCCGGAGCGGCCGCCAATGGTGACGATGACCGTCACGCGCGGCACCACGCCCGCGACACCGACAAACACCGCTGGCGAACCGGGTACCGCAACAGCGGACCCGGAAACCACGGCGCCGATCACCAAAGTGCCGCCGCAACAGCGAGCCAGCAAACCGCTTGTTAGTCCGCGAGAACCGCGCCGATGAGAATTTTGGGGCTGCCGATCCCGTTTACTGGCGAGAACGCGAAAGCCCTTGGCACCCTCAATCATGTGCCGGCGGGCAGGGGCGGCTGGTATCCCCTGATCCACGAGCCGTTCGCTGGGGCCTGGCAGCGCAATCTGGAAATCAACACCGACACCGCGGCATCATTCCATGCCGATTTCGCGTGCAAGACCTTGATTGCAAGGGACATCGCCAAGCTGCGGCTGAAGCTAGTCGAGAAGGATGCCAACGAGGTCTGGAGCGAGGTGACCAATCCGGCGTTCTCGCCGGTGCTGCGGCGGCCGAACCCTTACCAGACCCATAACCAGTTTTTCGAATGCTGGGCGCTGTCCAAACTGGCGCGCGGCAACACCTACGTGCTGAAAGAGCGTGATCAGCGCAATGTGGTGACCGCATTACATGTGCTCGATCCGACGCGGGTACAGACCTTGGTCGGCGACGACGGCGCGGTGTTCTATCGGCTCGACGGCGACAATCTGGCCGGCATCGACTCGGTCGTGGTGCCGGCGCGCGAGATCATTCATGACCGGATGAATTGCCTATTCCATCCGCTATGCGGCACGCCGCCGGTATTCGCCTCGGGGCTGGCCTCAATGTTGGGATTGAATGCGCAGACCGCGAGCGCGCTGCTGTTCCAGAACTCCTCGACGCCGGGCGGCATCATCACCGCGCCGGAAAAGATTGATGACGTCGAGGCCGACCGCTTCAAGGCGCAATGGGAAGGCAAGTTTAGCCGCGGCAATTATGGCCGGGTCGCGATCATGGGCGGCGGCCTGAAATACGAGAAAATCTCCATGACCCATGTCGAGGGCCAGTTGATTGAAAGCCTGAAATGGTCGGCCGAAGTGGTGTGTTCGGTCTACCATGTGCCGCCCTACAAAGTCGGGGTCGGGGCGCTGCCATCGTACAACAATGTGCAAGCGCTCAATGTCGAGTATTATTCACAGGCGCTGCAAAGCCACATCGAAGAGATCGAGGAGCTGCTGGATCACGCGCTCGGCATCGGCTGGGGCGTTGGGCTGGGCACTGAATTCGATACCGAGAACCTGCTGCGGATGGATTCAGTCACCCAGATCACCGCGATCCGCGACGCGGTCGGCGCTGGGGTGATGGCACCGAACGAGGGCCGCGCCAAGCTCGATCTGAAGCCGGCCGAGGGCGGCAATTCGCCCTATCTGCAGCAACAGAATTATTCGCTTGCCGCGCTGGCCAAGCGCGACGCCCAGGCCGATCCGTTTGCAACCGCAGCGCCGAAAGCGCCAGTAGCGGCGGCGCCAGCGGCATCGCAAGAGCAAGCCGGACCACAGCAAGCCAAGGAACAGGTTAAGTCGATCAGCCTTGACCGGATCACCGGTCTGTTCGCGCTTGCCACGCCGAAGCACAGCGCAGGCGGGAGGGCCGCGTAATGGATTTGCAACAGGCGTTCGACGCCGGGTTCGAGCAGGTCAAGAACTACATCGACGCCGAGCTGGCGGCGCTGAAATCGCAAGCGCCGATCCCGGGACCACAAGGCGAACCGGGTCCAACAGGTGAGATGGGGCCACAGGGGCCGGCTGGTGAGCCGGGCCGCGACGCTACCGAGGCAGGGCCACCCGGTGAGATAGGGCCGCAGGGGCCGGCTGGGGGCATCGGCGAGCGCGGCGAGAAGGGCGAACCGGGTCGCGATGGCCGTGACGCTGCTGATCTTTCAGTGCTGCGCGGCTATATCGCGGAAGCGGTTGTGATCGGCATGGCGGAGTTGGCCAAAGCCGTGACGATCACCTCGCCGGACTTAGGCCGCACCTTGTTGGTTAATTTTGGCGGTGCGGTTCACGAGATCAAGACCGCGATTCCAATCTATGCCGGCGTGTGGGGAGAACGCGCGTTCGTGGCTGGCGATGCTGTCAGCCATGGCGGCTCGCTGTTCGTCGCGCGGGCCGAGACCTCTGCCAAGCCCGGCAAAAACGATGACTGGCAACTGGCCGTTAAACGCGGCAGGGACGGTAACGATTATCGCGCGCCGGAACAGCGTCAATCCGAACCGGTCAGGTTTAAGTGATGCACCAGATTCTGGAAATTCTCAGTGAGACCGCCGCCAGCGCCGGGCCTGATCTGGTGACGTTGGACGATCTGAAGGCGGCGCTCGGTATTACAGGATTCAGCGAGGACGCGGCGCTGGAGGCGGCGATCACGTTTCATTCACGGATCATTGCCGAATATTGCAATCGCCGGTTCGGCCGCGCCGAGGCGCTGGAAACCTTTACGTTTGACCGCGGCGAGATCATGCCGAACCGGCAGGCGCTGACGCTGACGCTGTATCCGGTGGCCGAGATAGTGGAAGTGTCGAGCGCGGGGGCTACCGCGGCCGATTACGAATTCGATGCTGTATCGGGGCGGGTCTGGACCGCCGGATGTTGGACCGGCGCGGTCGAAGTAGTCTATGCCGGCGGCTATGATCTGCCGGAACAGGCACCGGCCCGGTTGCAGATGGCAGTGATTACGGCGGTCAATGAGGGCAGGCTAACCAGCGGTCGCGACCCCTCAATTCGGGAGGTGCAACACGGCGACACCCGGATCAGTTACTTCACCTCGACGACCTCGACGGCCTCGCCGGGCTTTTTGTCGGCGCCGGTGATTGATCTGATTACGCCCTATCGGCGGATGCATGTCGCCTAGTCCGGTTCGCGCTCGCGATACCTTTTACACCGTGACGCGGGAGTGGCCGGGGGAGACCGTGTTTATTGTCGGCGGCGGAAAATCGGTGGCGGGCCAGGACCTTGAAGCGCTGCGCGGCCGGCGGGTGATCGTGATCAATTCCAGTGTGTTCGCGGTGCCCTGGGCCGATATTTTGTATTTCGCCGACTGGCGCTGGTGGAACGAGCCGGAGAACAATGCAGCGGTCAACGCCTTCGCCGGGCGGGTGGTGACGACGTCGCGGCTGACGCGCGGCGATCCGAAGGTTCGGGTATGCCGCAAGACCAACCCGCCGGGGTTGGCGCGCGAGCGCGATGCCCTGATGCAGAAATGGACGAGCCTGACCGCGGCGACCAATCTGGCCGCGCATCTGATCGGGCCGGGGGGCTCGATCGTCTGGTTGGGCGCCGATGGCGGCGGCGGGCATCATCATAAGCCGCACCGCTGGGGCTCGCGGCCCGACGCCTATGACAAGCAACTGGCCGATCTGGTGACGATCGTGCCCGATCTGCGTGAGCTTGACATTGCGGCGTTCAATGCCTCGCCGCGCACCGCCTGGACGGACCTGCTGCCGCACGTTCGGCTGGAGGATGTATTGAAGGAGCGCCACGATGCTGGGCTATTCATCGGTAGCGATCAACGAGGCGCGGCAGCGCGCCAAGGAGCTGGCGCATGAACGCGACCGCGCCGACATGCTGCACGAGGCGTTAGAGACTATTGCGCGCAAAAGGATCATGGATGAGCGTACCGCAATCCAGATGCGGGCGCTGGCGGCGGCGGCGCTAGCGATGGAAACGGCGTGGTGAGAGCGCGAGCAATCAACGATGTCGTGATCGACGGCATGCATGGTATGGGCGACAACGTACACCAGCGCGCGGTGGTGCGGCTTTTGCTGCGTACCAATCCGGCAACGACATACTGGCTCAAGACGCCTTGGCCGTGCCTGTATCACGATCTGATATGCGACCGGCTGCGGCTGATTGATCCGGCGACCTCGTTGCGGACACAGAAAAAGAATTCGGTGCGTGAGGCGGCGCATTACGGGCCGTCGCCGCCGCACGCTTACCGGCGGTTGCGGGTTTCTTATAACCCATCATGGGTGCGCAGGTGTGGCTCGGTTCTCGGCGGCATGATCCGCACCACGCTCGGATACACGCGGGACGACGCCGATTTTCGGCTGCCGGTGCCGGCTGCGTGGCTTGCCAAGGCCGACGCCTTGATCGGCCGGCAGGACAAGCCAGTCATGATATTAAGGCCATTGGTCGAGCGCACCGAATGGCGCGGTTGCAGCATCCGCAACCCGGATGCCGCGGCCTATACCGCCCTGTATCAGGCGATCCGTGACCGGTTCTTCGTGGTGTCACTGGCCGATCTGGTGCCGGGTGTCGAGGAAAGGGTCACCGACTTGGAGGCCGACCTTTATCTGCACAATGGTGAGGCCGATACCGAGGCCATCGCCGGCTTGATGACGCGCGCGGCGCTGACATTCGCCTCGCCCGGGTTCGCGGTGCCGCTGTCGCAGGCGGTCGCTACACCGGTGATCGTGGTGTTCGGCGGCTTTGAAAATTCGGCGTCGTTTTCCTATGGCGCTAGGTTCACGCCAACGCTCGGCATTGACCCGATCAACCCGTGCCAGTGCTTTTCGCACAGTCACGCCTGCGACAAGCGGATTGATCTCGACGCGGCGCATGCTGACATTGGGGAGTTCATCGCACATGCCTGTCTCGCCGAAGCGGAGCGTAGGCGGATTGCCGATTGTCCCACAAGCACGGCTCGACGTCAGGCCGATCAACTGGAGCGGTTTGCCGCGCCGCTACATGAACTTGGGCGAGTTGGAAGTATTGATAGCGCTGATGCGTAGCGTAGGCCCGCGCCATGTGATCGAGTTCGGGGTTAATACCGGGCGCACTGCCAAGGCGATCCTAGCCAATGTACCAGGCATCGAGCGCTATACCGGAATCGACGTCACGCCGGACTATGTGCCGGCTTGTGCGGTGCAGATCAACGAGGTGCCGGCGCGGCCGGGCTGGATGGTTAAGGACGATCCGCGCTTTGAATTGATGGTGCGGCCGCGCGGCTCGCTCGACCTGGTCGCCGACGATTTCGAGCCTTGCCAGGCGGTCTTTATCGATGGCGATCATGGCGCTGAGGCGGTCAAGCACGACACCGCGCTGGCGCGGGCGCTGGTCGCGGAGGGCATCATCGTATGGCATGACTATCACGAGCTTGGCACCGTCGATGTCAAGGCGGTACTCGATGACATGCGCCAAGACGGGATGCCTATCTTCCGCGTCGCGCGGACATGGCTTGCCTATCAGCGGGTCTGAACGGGATGCCGTACTTTCCTTCTGCACGGCCTCGGCATCCCTAGCTCAGGAGTGGATGGCGGAGCTACCGGCAGAAGGTCCACGGATGAGTTGCAGCAAGGATAGATTGGAACATGGCGATTGACTATAGCGCGCTGCTTTATGACCCGGTCTATCGCGAGATCGGCGTCGAGGCGGAGTTTGTCAGCGGTGAACACGAGGTGACGCTCACCGTGATCGACGATACGCGCGCTAAGACGCTGCCGGCCGGATCATTTGCCGAGGTGCGCAGCATCGGGCCGGGGGCGTATGCGCGCATTCCTGAGCTGGAAGGCCACGGCATCGCACGCGACGACTGGATGGATGCGGCTTTGAATTTCAACGGCCGCACCTGGACCGTGCGCAGTTACGAATTGCGCGGCAGTCCGAATGGAGAATTTCAAGGCGAGGTGCGGTTTCTGCTGAAGGCGGCCGAGGATGTCTGACATTCGCGAGGACATCCTGGTTCGGCTGGTCGAGGTAGTGACCGAGGTGCCGGGTCTCGCCACTATTCATCGCAACAATGTCGATATCACCGATGATCAAATGCCGGCGGCGCTGGTGCTCGATGGCGACGAGGAAGTGGTCTCGGACAAGCCGCGGGTGATTATCGTTGAGATGACGCCAGAAATTCAGATCATGGAGCAATCCGAAACCATTGGTTCTGATCTCACCACGTTCCGGCGCGAACTGATCCGGCTGGTTCTGGATGATGCCACGCTGCTCACGCTGACCGGAAGCAATGGTTCGATCCGTTATACCGGCTGCGTCACGACGATCGGTTGGCAGCAGAAACAATATGGCGTGCTGAACATGCAATTCGCGTTCAAATATCCGCTGCAACACCGTGATCTGTAACTAACTCCAAGCCACATCCTGCAACCCGACGCCTTTTAACGAAGGAGCGAACCGCTATGCCTGCCAGCCCAAATGTAAATAACTACCATATTGGTAAAGGCGTTGTCAGCTTCAAAGAAACCGGCGAGTCGGTGTTCACCGATCTCGGCAACGCGCCGTCGTTCGTCTACACGCCGACGATCGAAAAGCTTGAGCACTTCTCCAGCCGGGAGGGCGTTAAGACCAAAGACTTCACCGCCATCACCCAGGCCGGCGCCACCGTCAAGTTTACGCTCGACGAGATCACCGGGCTCAATCTCTCGTTCTTCTCGCTGGCCGAGCAGGGCACCGACACCGATGGCAATATCACCCTGGCCGGACTGTCCAAGCTGGAATTCTCCGGCGTGATCAAGGTTGTCGGAACTAACGACATCGGCCAGCAAGTGGACTTCTTGGCGACGGTTTCGTTCGTGCCATCTGGTGATTTCTCGTTCATCACCGACGCCGATGAGTTTACCGTGATCGAGATCGAGGCGGAGGTCCAGAAAGACGCAGGCGGAAACTTCGGGGTCTGGACTGTTCGCGACGAAGTGGCGACCGCGTGATGGCTGACCTGTTGGACATTGCACCAGCGACGGCGGCGGAAGCGGTCCGGCTTTCGAGTGGCGAGCGGCTGGTGGTGCGCGGGCTTAGTGGCAATGCGATTGCCGCGATCGTGGCGCGGTTTCCCGAACTGGTGGCTCTGCTGGGTGGCAGCGACGCCAACTTTGCGGCGCGGCTGCTGGCGCAGTTCGGCGCCGCGATCGGGCCGATCATTGCCGCCGGCTGTGGTCATTTGGCCAATGACAAGGCCGAGGCAATTGCGGGCGCGTTGCTGCCGGAAGATCAAATAAAATTGGTTACCGCAATCTACCGGCTGACATTCCCAAACGGAATAGCCGCTACCATGGAAGCAATGGCGATCATGGCAAGCGGCATGCTCGACGCGCCAAAACCCGTCAAGGTCCGCTTGAGGAAATCGCCATCGCCATCACCGCCCTCATCCGAAGCGGCTTCTCGCCCGATTATGCAATGAACCTGACGCCGCGGCAGATCGTGGCGTATCTGGAATTCAATGACCGGCTCGATCGGATCGAGCGCGCTAACGGTCTGATGGTCGCGGCGATCGGTGCCCAGGGCGATCAGAAAGCGGTTGAGAAGACGCTGAAGGAATTGGGCAGTGGGTGAGTTCAAGGTCACGTCAGACGTGCCGGACTGGATCAAGGCGATCCGCGACAAGCAGCAGCCGGTGGCCGAAGCCGCAGTGGCGGCGCTGCGCGACGTTGCCGCCGAATCGGTGCAGGAAGGCCGCAAGGATATCGCCGCGGCGGGGCCGAACTTCCGCACCAACTGGCAGGAAGGCCTGAAATACGGCACCAAGAACGCCAGGCAAAACGGCAAGGCGCTGTTGACTGCACAGGCGACGATCTATCACCGCTATGGCATCGCAGGCGTGTTCGAATTCGGCGCGGTGATTTCCGGCAAGCCGATGTTGTGGATACCAACCACGCGCGGCGGGCCGACGCCGAAGAAGAGCGGCAAGAAACTGGTGTCGGCAACCGTCAACGGCCAGCCGATGCTGTTCGACGCCGGCGACAAGGACCGGCACAGGAAGCCGCTCTATATCGGCGTGCCGACCGTGACGATTAAAAAGAAATTTCACATCACCGAGATCGTCAAGGAAAACGTCAAGAAGATGGGCAAATTCTTCATCAAGAATTTCAAGGACGGTTGATCCATGGCGCAAAAACTTTCCATCACGATCGCGCTGGAAGGCGGCAAGGCGATCGAGCAGCAGCTCGAAGGCATCGGCGAGGCCGGCAAGAAGGCGTTCGAGGATATCAGCGCGGCGGCAGAGAAGGCCGGTGGCTTCAAGAACCTGAAGCCGGAGGAGGTAACGGCCAAGCTCAAGGACTTGGGCGTGGTCGGTAAGGAGGCGCTCGACAAGATCACCGGCGCGGTGGCGAACGCGACGCGACTGGAGAGTGTCGTCGGCGTGGTACAGGGGGTTGAGAAGGGTTTTGCCGGGCTGGCCGCGGCGGCCGGCACAATAACCCGCGCGCTGGGGCCGATCGCGGCAATTGCCGCGGCCACAGCCACAGCCCTGGTCAAGATGGCCAGCGACGCGGCGGCAGAGATCAGCAAGATCGACCAGTCGGCTATCAAGGCCGGAATGTCGATCGGAGAGTTCGACCGGCTGCGCCAGGGTTTCGAGGCCGCCGGGCTGTCGGCAAAGCAGGTCGCCAGCGCCATGAGCGCGATCGGTGCGGCGGCGGACAAGGCCAAGCTCGACCAAATTGGAAAAGACTTAAAGTTTTTGCAGGACGCTGCCAAACAGGGAATCGTGCTGCCGCGAGTAGACCAAGCCGCCGGTGTCGGCGCCGAACAGATGCAACGGCTGGTCGAAGCGGCAAAGGGTGTGGGTCCGGCGGTCGAACCGGCGAAAACGGCGCTGGCCGAGCTGGGTGTGACGCTTGCTCCAAACGTCACCAAGTCACTCTCGGAAATGATCGGCAAGTTCGGCGATACCGGCGCGGGCGTCGCGGCGTTTGTCGAACAATTGCGGAAGATGCCGGATTCGGCCAATCGATCGGCGCTGGCGATCGACGCTTTCAAGGACGCCGGTGCCGCGCTGGTGCAGTCGCTGCGCGACGGCTCCATCACCGAGGACCAGTTCAAGCAACGGCTTGGCGCGTTGACGCCGGCCGCGACCGAGGCCTCCAACAAGCTGGAGGAGTCGGCGAACAAGATGGCGACGGCCTGGGACCGCTTAAAGACGACGGGCGACCTGAGCCAGCTCGGCACCATCATGAAGGAGTTCGGAACCCAGGCGGGCGCGGCGTTCAGCCTGTTAACCCAGGCGGCAAGCCAGGCGTTTAGCGCTGTGAGCAGCAGCTTCGATAGCGTCAAGACCAAAATTAGCGAGTTCGTGAGTTCGATCGGCGGTGACATCTGGTCGGCGTTTTCTAGCGCCGGCACCGCGGCGATCAACGCGATCTCGAGCGCAATCGACGGCCTGATTGTGAAGGTTAACGCGCTGATCGAAAAGCTCGCGGAGGCGATCAAGAATGCCAACGCTGCTCAGCCCGGCGGTGGCGCCGACGCCGGCACCGGATCGATCCCCGGCAATGCCCGCGGCGGTCTGCTCGGCGGTCGCGGCACCGGGACCAGCGATAGCAATTTGGCGTGGGTATCGCGCGGCGAGCACATCATGCCGGCGCGGGCGGTGGCACAGCCTGGCGTGCTGGCGCTGCTGGAGGCGCTGCGGCGCTCGGGCGGCAATCTGCGCGGCGTGCTGGACGGCATGGGCCGGTTCGCGGCCGGCGGCGTGGTGCCACGGTTCGCGGCGGGCGGGATGGTCGGCGGCATGGGGCATCTGGGAACGGTGGACTTGCGGACCGATCACGGCT